ATGCGTGTTAGTCGCAGAATGTAGTAATGTTGCTACGAATAAAGCACAATTTTCCATACAAACTCCTTGTTTTTATTGATTATAGTCGTGTTTTGGGATTAATCCAATCACTCTTAATGCAGATTCGGGGCTATCTACTCGACTTAATGGCCCACCTTTCCACTTAGCAATGAACTTTAATTGTTCTGCGGTGAATTTAGCTTTAGCGTCACGCTTGACTTCCATCAAGATAGTTTCGCCATTAAAAGTTACCAGTAAATCGGGTATTCCTTTGCCGACTTTTGATAAGTCATACACATCAGCACCAGCTTCTCGTAGCGTTTTAACGATTTCTGCTTGATTTGCGTCAGTTCTTCTTGCGTATGCCATTGTTTTTTAACAGTAATCGGTTAATATATGCTAACTTTATCACGATTAGGGTCTTGTATGGCTAAAAATCAGTATGGTGATTACATTGGTGATGACGAATTTATAGAGAAGTGGCGGTCATATCCTAGCCCCACAGCATTAGCAGAACATTTAGGCATCGGTGTTCGTGCCGTTATGAATCGTAGGCGGTCAGTAGAAATTAGGCAGAATATAACGCTAGTAACCGACCTTAGTTATAAGCAAGAAAAAAGCAAAGATTATATTGAGAGAGCTAGGGCTGACAAGGCAAAACGCCAAGAATTACTGCAAGAGCGATTAGATGCTGCCACCCATAGCGTTAGACGGGGTATGGAATTAGAAAAGGGTCGAGTCATTATTTTTTCGGATGCCCACTTTACCGACCACACTACAACAGGGTTTAAAGCACTTATTAAATTTATTGAGCATTTTAAGCCAAAAGCTATTATCTGTAACGGAGATGCCTTTGACGGGGCAATACTCAGCCGATTCCCAAAGATAAATTTTGACCGCCAACCTAGCGTATTAGACGAACTAAATTACTGTAAAACGCATTTAGATGCTATCGAAAAGGTACGCCCAGCAGGGTGTAAGCTAATATGGACGCTGGGTAATCATGATATGCGGTATGAGTCAGCCCTTGTGTCTAGAGCCAGCGAGTACGCTGGGGTGCATGGTTTTTCATTAAAAGACCACTTCCCCCATTGGGAAACCTGTTGGTCGTTTTGGGTCAATGATGATACTGTTATTAAGCACAGGCATAAGGGCGGTCGATACGCAGGCTATAACAATGTCCAAGCCAGTTTTAGTAATATCTTTACAGGGCATACCCATGTCTTAACTCTAAGTCCTATATCGACCTTTGACCAAAAGACTTACTGGGGTGTGCAAACAGGCACTTTAGCGGATGTTAATGCAGAGAGCTTCAGCTATACAGAAGATAACGCAAAGGATTGGCGACAGGGGTTTGTAATGGCTTCGTGGGAGCGTGGTAGGCTTTTAATGCCTGAGATGATTCAAGTTTGCGGGGAAAACGAGGTAGAGTTTCGTGGTGAGATATTAGAAGTATGAAAATTACGCCTGAAATCTTATCTAATTTATACGGGTCATTTTGCTGTGCTTACCCATTCAGTAAGTGGGATATGCCTTTGCCCCAAGAGGTGAAATTTGAGATAACGCAAGATGTAGATGCAATGGGAACTTATTTGCTAGACACAGAAGAAGATTACCAACACTACATCACCATTTCGGCTGCTAGGTGTGCGTTTTGGGACACCATCTGTAGAACATTGGCCCACGAATGCGTCCATATGAGTTTTTATCGTCAAAAGGGCGATAAATGGATGTCACATGGCAAAGAATTTCGTAGGCGTTGCCGTATGGTAGCTGAAGAATTTGGCTTTGACCCCTTAGAGTTGTAATCTAGCCTTGACTATATCTAGTAAGGTATCGAACTCAATTTGGTGGTATCTCTCGAAAGCCTTTGCTCCGAGTCCATGCACACCTGTAGCACCTCTGTGATGCTCGGTACATAAGGGGAGTATTGGTGCTTCTGACCGCTTTCCCCCAAAGCGTCTGACATGGTGAAGCTCTGCGGGGGTGTCATTGAAGCCCAAGTGGTAGCATAAGACGCAACCAAGTTTTGCAATATCGTCATGGCGTTTTTTATCCTTTTTGTTCATTGAATGTTTGCATCTTTTTGCAATACATCCTCTAGTTCTTGGGCTAAATCGGTCACATCACAGCTTACTAAATAGGCTTCAGTTGCATGATTTTTTATTGAAAATTCATGCACTTTTTTGATGGCTCGGTTAAGTTCTAGCATTACTTCAGCATAATCTCTCATCGGGTTACTCTTTCAATGTTGCGGTTAGTGGCTTGTTCGCTTCTCCATGCTTCAAACTTCATTTGAGCAATAGATATTTCTAACTTTAACAAGGCTTCTTTGGCGGTAAATTCGTCAATTAAATCACAATGGTCTTGGTATTCTTGAGATGCGTAGGCTTCCCGTTCTTGACCGCCCAGCGATTGTTCTGAGCTTTTTTTCATCATAATTGACTTAACGCTGCTTTTTGATGATTCTAGGCCAGCAAGCCTGCCTTTGGCCCAACTGTATTCTTCTTTAATACTGTCAAGTTTATTAAAAACTTCTTGAATATCTATTTCCATATTTCCCCCTAAAAAGTGCATTTAACAATGTATTCAGCGTCATCCAACTCCTGAATTTTTAAGTTAAAACAATCATCCATAATTTTAAAATTATTATTTCCATCAAGTGTGCCTTTTTTAATAAATGTGGCCCGTTGCAAAAATTTGTTTTTATCAATCATTCCAACAATCCATGCTTTATCCATCAATTCACTAACCCTAACAAAACAATAAAAATTACACGCTTGTCTAGTGTTGTAGGCATAAACTGAACATTCGTAATGTGGTTGAGGTGCAACTTTGGTGCGTTTGCTTTTAACATCAACAGTCCTGCCGTCAGGCAAAATCAAATCGTATTCATGCGTGTTGGCAATTTTGCCGCCTATCAAAGACCAAGCAGCATATTCACCTAAAAAACCAAATATATTACCGCTTCCTTCGGTAATACTGTGACGCAACTTGCCCATTTCTTTAGCTTTTTTGTGAGCTATTTCACGCATTTGGTCAGTTATTAAAACTTGCCTAATCAATCCATTCCCCCCAATTACCTCTGTTTTTTTTACCATATTGGTCAGCGTAGCCATTAAGTAAATTACTATCAATTTGGTATTTTGATAGGTATTCTCTAAACTTTGCTAACCCCCATTGACTACGCCACTTGCATAACTGCCGTACTGCACATTGATATTGGTGTTCAATCAATCTCCATACCCATTCGCATCATACATTTCTTCTTTAAAGTATCGTAGCTATCGTACCCGTTACCCAGTATTCCTAGTTCACGAGCTTTGTTCTCAATACCTTGTTGGCTAAACATCCAAGACCTATCCACCTTTTCTTTAACTGGGGTCATGTCTAAAACATCTTCCCATCGTGCAGCGTTTAACCAACTGGCAGGGTATGGGATATAGTCTATTTCGGTGCGTTTAAGTTGCCAATGTCTAAGGTGCTTAGGCAAGGCTTCTAAGGCTTCACGCTTTTCAAGGTCAGTCAATCGTTTCCAAGCAATCTCAGCTTTTTTCTTGGCTACCTTTTTGGGCCAATTTACCCAAAACTTTTCAAAATCCACACATCCCCCTATTTTGTTGCAAGTATATAAAGTCCAACATTACTAAAAGCATAACCGCTATATACAACCGCCATAGGCACATTACCTTTAAAACCTTGTTCAATAGAAATATAAAAGTAAATCAAACCTGTAAGAATAATTAGCCAAGAACTCAAAATGGTGCATCCTCAAATTTGGGTTTATCAGCCTTAACAAACTGGTAAGTCCAATCGGTATAGGTTTTAATTAAATATTCAGCTTCATGCTTAGTCTTTACTGTACGCATTAATTCACCATGCTCATCGTAAATTTTGTAATGGCTATAAGCGTTTATGCGGTCATCGGTAGTAAAAGTAGTCATAGTTTAAAAGCCCCCGTAGGGGCTGTAAGTTATGCAGCTTGTGCTTTTTTAATCAATTTTGGGTCAGGTGCTTTAATTACTGTAGCTTTAAGTTCATGCCCATAAGCATAAGGTAAGGCGTTAGCCAGCATATCTTGTGCCCTATCTTCATTAATTTCAAAACCATCTTCTACCCAAGTTTCTGTTACTTCAAACTCTACAACCCATTTAAATGTTTTCATAATTCCCCCGTAAAGCCTGTAGGTTAAGTTTACTTAATAATTAATTATATAGGTACTTTCCCTTATATATGTTACATAAAGTCGGTTAATGTAATGTTTATATAACTTTATGTATAAATTTTGGCTTAATTTATATACTTACAAGTTAATGTATATATAACTTATATATAACTTTTTGCAAGCTCTTTTCCCATAGAACGACCAACGCCACAAGTGGCGATACTGTCAAGAGATGTATCGAGTAACGACTCTACCCAAGCTGGCTTGACCCAGTATCTTGGCGGCTATCGCAGGTGTCGACCCTCGCTCCGATGCTGAATCTCCATCGGCCTCTAGCCCATCCCCGACTTTTTCTAACACCCTGTCGTTTCGGGTGGCAGAAATAGAAAAACCCCTTTGGGTTGCTCTAAGGCGATGTTGCTTAATAAATGGCTCTAAATCATTTACTAAACACTCAGAACAACCCAAAAGGGTCTTGTGTATAGAGCTACTTACCAAACAGACATCACTCTGCCCCTACAGTATAAAACAAATTATTGTTGTGTGCTAATTTTTGATAATTGTATTGTTGTTTCTTCTTCAAGCTGTTTTACAAGGGTTGTAATTAACTTTGCAAATAAAAGGGCATTACCCTCGCCTTCAATATCCAAATGGGCTACAAGCCCATCTACAGTTACTTTAATGGTTGCGACTGTTGTTGTCATAGTTTTTCCTTGTTAAGGTCAGGCCAAATTAAGTGAAATGAGTCAGGAAATAAGTCCTTACGGCTAACCAAGCCTTTAGATTCTTGCTCTAACAAAGCCCCTAAATACACCATCTTATCGGCTGGAATACCTGAGTTTTTCCACATACTTACAGCAGGTACGCTAATTTTGCAGATTTTGGCTATTTTGGTAGGCCCACCCAGTAACTCGATAATTTGGCTATCGGTAAACATTTTCTTCTTCATTCAATTATCTTAACATTAAATAGTCACATTTATCCAACACTTACAAATAAATTTGCACAAACGCTTAAATTGCCTTAATATGGTGGTACAGCATAAGCTGTTTACTTTTGGAGATGATTATGGATGACTTACAGGAATTACATAACGAAATGATGGCAGAGCAAGAACGCCTTGAGATAGCTTTAGATAAGGCAGAGGATGGTGATATGTTGACATTGGCAGAAATTGACCTAATCAGGTTTCATTGTGGCTTACCCAATAAGCGTAGGATTAGCCCCATTTTGGGTACGATTTTTGACGATTTTTCTAATATTTTTGGGGGGAAACAATGATTGTGACAGGCACAACTACAGAAAAGAAAGAGTTTAAGGTAGCCCCAGTAGGGTCGCACCTAGCTCGTTTATACCGAATTATTGACTTAGGTACACAGAAGTCGG